TAGGTAATCTCCAATATACTCATAATCGCATCACAACTATTAGCCGCACTTGATGTAACCTTGACGCTATCGCTTGTTTCTAAAACAACCTTTTGATCACCTCCAACAACAACCAATGAGCCTCCGCTTGGAACCGTAGCCGTTTTAACCATAAAGTGATCGTTAGAACCGTCATTCAAAGAAACATCTACCGTTATGGCTGTAGTTGTATTGTTAGAACAAGTTAACCCGATTACCGTTGTCTGCGTAGAAGCTCCTACAGTGTAACTACCTATAGCCGTTGCAGATGTGCCGATATTTCTGCTTAGTTTTCGTTTAAACGTGTTTGCCATATTCTATCCTAACGCAATCGCCATAGCTACTGGTACTGCCGCACGCTCATCAAAGTCAGCCGATGCCAGTGTAATAAATACCGTTGATGTTCCAGTAAGATTTAATAAAGAACCAGTTGAGCTAGACGTTAAGGTTCTGCTTAGAGTTGTGCCAGAATGCGTATATGTGCCAGTGCCAATTTCGTAGCTATTTCCGCTTTCTATAACGTAACGCACACTATCGCCATTGCTTATACCGCCATTAGCAAACGTCCTAAAACCAGTTACCGCAGAGCCAAGCGTTATTGTGCCTGTACCTGTCGTAGTCGTTGTAACCTTTACTCTATCTGCGACTTTAACCATTAATCACCTATGATGGGTCTGGTATGCCAATATCTAACGCAGATATGTCAAACTGGTTTCCGCTATTAACCGACTGTGAGGCGTTCAACGCACCTGTTACTAACAACCTACTGTTTGAAACATCTGTTATTGCAAAATGTGTTGCCGTGCCTGTACCTGTCACAGAAGCATCACTAATAGCTGCAAGCGTTACTTTACGCCCACCACCTGTTCGATCCGCAGGCGCACCAATACTTATACTGGTTGTGTTACCTAACGTATATGTAGATGTTGCTTGTGCATATGTCGTTGCTTCTTGTGATGTAATATCGAACCTTGACGCTTCCGTATCCAAAACCGTTAGCCCGTTATCAAGCACCCTGTCTGCTATACTTGCCATTTAATAACTCCTTATCTTAATTCTGCGCCCTGAAGCTGATGTTTTTGATCGTTCACTTTCACTATTAATATCACTTATTGCTTTTTGATACAACGCTGCCCATGTTTGTATTCTACTATCTTCCTGCAAATATGGCGCAGAATGCAGTAAAGCACCATATAAATAAGCGTCTGGGTAGTTAGTAAGCAACCAATTAGTTTGATTACCATTATTTAATGCATCTATTTTTTCATAATATAACAACTCAAGAGTATAAGTTGCATCTGGTTTTGGAAAAACTTCTATTGAACTATCTAATATAGAATACGTTGTTGGCTTGCCTGTCGTGTCATTGTTTGCTTCACGGAGCTTAGATATTTCTAATGCACTTGCTTGCTCTAAAGTTGATACATTTGAACCCGTAATAACAAATCTAATAGGCTGTAGAAAATCTGTAGGTAAAGCTGTATATTGCGTATTTAACTGTGCAGTCGCACGTTTTTCCATTCTATAATGACGAACTTCTCTATTCATTTGTGCTTCTGATAATGAAATAAAGTCAGGAATAGTTGCAGTTAAATCATCGCGATTAAGAAAATCAGCTATACTTGTTTTAAGTTCACTGTAATTCGTCAATGCCATCGGTTTTATCCTTTACCTTAACACGATAAAATTTTTGCATCGTATCAGTTTCGTATTCTTTTATTACCTCAATATCAAGTTTTTCATGCGCATCCATAAAACCTAAGCCAATATCATCGGTTTCTATTTCGTATACCTTCATTCTCCTGCCTTTTTCAAATATTCTATTAAACCGCCAACTGATCCATCTGCTTTGCTTACATCTTTTGGTATAATTTTTTCAAAGCTAGTATACACGTTTGGGCGAAATTTTCTATTACTTAAACCTAAGAAACCAAATTCTTTTGCATATTTCATTGCTCTTGACCTGGCTAAGTTCATAATTGTTTGTGGATCTAGCTCCTTGCCATACTTACTTGATAAGTCTTTTATTTCCTCCAAAGCAATAGGAAAAAATTTATCTATATCTTCGCTTAAATCATAAAAAACATCTGATGGTTGTTGTGTGTGATGAACAAAATCACCTAATCCTGTTTCTGGGTTATAAGTTTCATTACCAAAATAAGATTGATTTGGATATTCCTGTAATACTACTTTTGGCTCTTGTCCGTAAGGCGTAAGATACGAACCATATGTTAATTCTCTTTCTTGACCCCTGATGTTAGGATTAGTTAATTGTTTCGCAGGGTCTATTACTTCTAATGGTTCATCAGAATAGTGAAAAAGGTCTAGCAATCCTCTAGCAATTTTTCCTACTGTATCTAAACCTCTTTTAGCCACTAATCACCCCAAGTCTTAATTATTTCTTCTAGCTCTTTAAGCTCAAGTCCATCTGGCATACCTTCTGGATCTACTGCCCAATCAGGTAATAAACCTACTTTTTGATCTGCGTAAACTGTATCTGCTCCTGATGCTGCTCTATTTTGATTTGCAAACGGCCCAAAATTAACTAAACTATTCTGGCCTCTTGTTTCCGTAGCCATTGCTGATCTAGCTTCTGGTGTATACATCCTACTATGCTGTAGAAAAGCTCTTTCTTCTCCTGCACTTCTAAATTGTGGATTACCTGGCCCTAAATGTCCAAACACATCGTGAACAACTCTGAATGCGTCATTGGCTACAGCATCGTCTTTATCACCTATAGTGCCAACCTTTGTAAGCATTGGGTTTGCAGAGGCATCAAAACTAGGATTACTACCGTAACCAAAATCTGTAGGAAATACTGTTAGGTTTTTATTTTCTACAATATCTTTGTATCCCAAAGCTGGGGAGGCAGCATAAGGATCATCCATACCTGGCTTTAGAAAAGTAAAATTAATGCCTGTATCTTTAAGAGCATTGTATTGAGCCATTGTCTCTTCAATTAATGCTTCATATGCTTGCTTTACTTTAGGATCATTGGGGTTGTTCTGCATTTTTTCATATGCAGCCGCTATAAGTTGCGCTCTTTTTTTATCTTGATCTGGGTAACGAAGGTAATCTGGAACATCTATACCTTGATCTTTTAAATATTTTTCTTCAGCATTTTTAATTGTTGCTATTTCTCTGGAAGAATATCGCTCTCCATCAATTTTAACTGCTGCTGGCTTACCAGCCTTGCCAACCATGTTTGTATCTGGGTTTGTTTCTAATGTTTCGCCCAGAAGGTATGGTCTAGCTTTTTTTCCTACAAGATTAGCATATTCACTAGCCTTTTGTATTGCGCCAGCATAAGGAGCAACAAACATATCTACAGGAGCTTCTAAACCCAATGCTAATAAATCTCTGTTAAGCCTATTACTAGAGCTTTCTTTCATGCCTAACTTTTCTAATTCATTAGACAAAATACCTGTTGACCCACCTACTGCCGCTTCATAACCTGGCGCTAATCCCTGCAAAGCCCTTAACCCTTTACCAAGTGGACTTAAATACAACATATCTTGCATTATAGAATTTTTATTAACTGTCGATCTGTCAACGTCAGGTGGCTGCATAATGTCCACAAGCTCCTGCATTGCATCATTAAATACTTGACCACCTTTAGTTTCTGAGAAACCTCTGGTATTTCTATCTCTTGTTATGTAATCGAAAATGGAGGCCATTATAAACCCGAACCTGATAAATATTCTTCTATTTCTTCTTTTGTTACGTCAGGCTTCTGTAATAGTTGGGCCATACCTACACTAGCTGGAACAACTGATGCTGATATATTTTTTAAATGTGAAAATTCTGGATCAAATCTAGCAAACGGTGATCTAAGTACATTGCCTTTTTGTACCAATACATTTGTTGATGGCTCTCTTGATTTAGCTTGCATCGTTTCATTCCATGCCGCAACATCTTTACCTAATTCTTGATCATCATACAGACTTGTTTTTCTTGGAAAACCAAAAGGTCTAGCGTCAGGAGTTTGCGTACCTCTGTCTAAAATATTAAATAGTGTTAATGTTTCGGCATCTGTATCTCTTAAACCATCTGCTATACTATCTGTTGTAAGTGTAGGTTTGTCTGATCCTATTTTCCTTACTTTACCATCTGGAAATATGTCACCTAACAGATTACCATATTGATCTGTTTTGTCGTAAGGAATATCGCTAAATGTCGATCCCTCTACATCTATTCTTGGCTCAAACTCTTCTCTTCGCACCACTAAAGGATAAATTACACTGTCAGGATTATCTGCATCAACGTATGAATTAGCTATACCAGGGTTGTCATTAAGATATACTGTGCCAGAATGACCCTCTGTATTATATGTGTCTATATCATCAAAATATTGCAACTCTGGAGCATTACCTGTACCATGATAAAATTGTGGATCACCACGATTAAATGCGTCTTTTCTTTCCATTCTTGCTGTTTGTGACATATCTATCGGTGTATTTTCAAACATATACAAATCGTCTGCAATCTCCATCATTTCATCTGTGATTTCGTTTGCTTGCCCTGCTGCTCGTTTAGCTAATATATATTTAGCCATTTCCTGACCTGGATTGTCAGAAGCCATTATAACATCTATCAAACTTTGATTTAATTGTGCATTTGGCCTCGATGTATCTGAACCAACAAGAAAATCTAAAATGCCTTTTGCAATATTACTACCAGTTTCAAATTTTTTACGAGCCATTACCACTTCACCTTGTTAGCCCAATACGCTGCTGACATCTTGCCTTTAGAAATATTCTTTGCGTGTCTTGCCTTAAATGATTTAGCTCGTTTAGTCATTTTTTTATCGCCTGTCTTGCCTTGTTGACCAAACCTAATAGTTTTAACTTTGTCACCTTCTTTAGCAACGACAATATGTGATTTCTTTGGGTGACTTGGTGTTCGCTTTGGTTTGTTGTAACCACTAACACCAGCATTTTTGAGGCGGCTATCTTTCTTTGTTTCACTCATTTATGGCCTAAGAAGATAATTATCGTAAGCTTCTAATATTTTTTCGTTTGTCGCGTTGGGCAACATTTTTAATGCTTCACGCCTAAATTCTAAAAAACTCATACTATCTTTAGTATAAACATTATTACTTGCCGTTTGCATATCTGGTAAAACACTTGTTGTTACTTCTGGTGTGCTTAATGTATTTATTAAACCATTAACAGGCATATAAGCTGCATTAGCAGGCATACGCATATCTGGATAATCTGACTGAGTATTAGTGTTTACATAATTGCTTGCTACAGTTTTCATTGGCATTGATGATGGCGTATCATAAACATATGGCGTCCTTGTGCCTTGATCTACACCACCTATTGCGTCTAATAAGTTTCCTATTGCACTAATTGTTCCACCGCCCTGGTACGCTCCACCACTTGCTTGAGGCCCACCACGATCTGTCATATCTGTAAAATCTCTATAACCTATTTGTTCTCTAGGTGTATTCTCTTGTCCGTATGGCCTAACTTTTAACACATTACCTAATGCAGATATTAATCCACCACCTGAATAAGTTGTTCCAGAAGAGTTCATACCGCCACCATCCTGCATATCAATATCGGCTGGAACGTAATACCCTTCTTTAGAATAATATCCATAACTACTGTCGTTGTTATATTGTTTAAAAGCGTTGCTTCCTGGCTTTACTTGTGCCGTTGCACCTTCCCCACCACCTTTAGGACCAGACGTTCCTATACGGTTTTGTGGGTCAGCCCTACCCATAACAGGCGATACTGTTTTACCTTTTTTTAAATCATCAGGTCTTTTTTTAGGCCGTAAAGAAACGTCAACCATTTATTTCTTTTTGCCGCCTTTTTTCTTACCGTATTTCATTTTCTTTTCCTTGCTTTTTTCTTTGCTGTAGCACTTAAATCACTAAAATGATACAAGCGTTTACTGGTTTTACCATGTGATTTACCAGAGTGAACTTCTCCATTAGGCATCTTGTGCATACCACCAGTATGTTTAGTGCCATCTTTTGAATAATGCGCAACACCTTTAGCCATTACTTTTTACTTTTTTTTTCTTAGGTTTCTTTGCTGTTTTAGCTGCTTCTTTAAAAGCTTTAGCTGTAGGAGCGCCTTTAGTTCCTGGCTTTCTCATTGTTTCTGTTTTTTTACCAGCTTTTTTTTGCGCCTTAATACGTTTACGTTTTGCTTGAATATTAGAATATAATCCACGTTTTGCCATTCGTATCTCCTAAACTTAATTGCAAGCTAACACATTATGCAATGCCACGCAAATTCCTTCTTATGGGTTCACCCCAATTTGTTTCTGTTTGCTTACCAACAGCTAAATATCTCCAAGCATCTGCTCCATGTGATGTCCAATCATGCAATGGTCTACCACGCCATGTTTTGTTTTTTTCATCAAACTCTCTACGATATTGTCTAAGAGCTTCTATACCTCTATTGCACTTCTTTTCATCAAACCAACAACGATTTAACATGGATCTACCAGCTTGTATTCCATCTTCTATTGCTAACTTAGGAGCTATTGTAACATCTTGTATGCCTAGATTATGTAGCGTTTCTAACCTTGACTTTCCTGTTCCAAGCTCTTTTACTCGTACATCGTGGGGCAAGATATGATCCATGTAGTGATAGCCTTTGCTACTTAGTTCTTTTGCATAATGATCTAGCCCCACACCAGAGTTCTCATAATAGTCTATAACTCTAATTTCCTGACCAACATATTGAGCAAACCAAATAGCTGTACTATCGCCAATACCTAAATCCCATGCAGTAACCACACCAACGCTAGGATCATAAGGAACAATAGTTATTCTATCATCTTCCATAGCTGTTTTCATTTCCATAGCATAATATGCGCCAACAATAGCTGCTTCGAACGAACACTCAAACTCTTGCTCGTATCTATCATCACCCATTGTACGTTTAGCTTCTTTTAATTCTTCTGGATCTAATATGTCTGTTTGGGATGCTTTGAACATACCTAACCACCAATTATCATCAGTCTTAGCATATTCGTATAATTCCCAAAATTCATTACGTCCTTTGGGTGTGGAAATAAATGTAGCACTGCCTTTTCTATCAGCTAATGAAGGTCTAATAACTGTAGCCCAGGCTGAAGCTGGGAAGTCACTATGCTCGTCACAAACTACT